CTCGCGTCACAGTGTATCGTGCTGGGTGGAGACCCTCGTCTCCGGTTCCCTTGGTGCACTCATGCGGGTTCGGTCAATTAATATCCCCAGGGTAACCTGTCAGGATAAACAAACCTAATAACGTGCTGGCCGTGTCTGGAACCCCTTTTGGGGGTATCCCTCACGTTCCAACATATCCTCCATAGTCATTGGTTTCTCGCGGAATATCCGCTTGAACTCAACATTTGACTTCTTGACATCCTTAGTCCAAGGGATTCCCGGTTGTGAAACCGTGATCCCTGCCTCAGGAATGTACTCAAGGTTTTCCAGTCTGGCGCTGATGGATCCTTCATCCAGCAGTACGCAGACCGGTCTCTTGATTCTTTTCTGAAGCCAAGCCTCCATTCGTTTGAGTGAGAGCTTGGGATTCAAAACCTTAATGAAATCCAGCGTACTGATTCTCAGGGATTCCTGGGACTCATTACATAGGGTCACAAGCTTGCGGTCGTCAGTGACGATTGCATGCACGTGACCGATGTGCTGGTCAACATGTCTGAGTAGGATAGGATCGTCCTCCAGTATTGCTGGAGGAGGATCTGCATACGGCATCCTGTTTAGGATGTAGTATGCATTATCCGCAAACCAATTGAAGAGGTCTTCCCCGTGTTGCTGATAGGCATCATCGGGAACAGGTCTCGTAAATTTTGATGATAAACTGTCACCCAGTGGACCCGCTAGCGGGTCCCCTCGTGACATGATATCAAAAATGCTGTAATCGTATAGGTCTCCGTCCCTGGTTGCCTTGAGCATCCAGGGTCGGGATCTATACTCTGATAGTCTTGTTAAGCACCTGCGTATCTCGACCCATGACGGGTCGTAGTCCTCAGGCACTTCATCACGTATGGTATTCATCACATCAACCTCGACAGTGTCGGGGTTCATGGATGTTATCCTTTCATTGAATAGTATCTTCGCAGCTACCTTGCTCTCAGGAACAAGGTATCCGGTAGATACGAGCTTCTCAAGTACTCCTCGAGGGAAGAGATTCCTCTCCCCTTTCTCGACCAGTACTGAATCTTTGATCGGGTGGTCATCTCGTATACGAGCGTATACGATCCGACCCTCCCTATTAAAATGTATATTCTCACGGTGGACTAAGACTCTATTAGAGTCTAGAGTTCCTTCGAGAGCTGAATTAATTACGTAGTGATATATGTTTGCCTTCCTTTTGGGGATTGCATGCATATACCACATCCATGAATCCACGTCCCAACCTGGCATGGGCTTGCCCATTCCCAGGATCTGACGTGGTATCGCTAGTAGTTCACTCCGAGATGTTAGCCCAAGGGCTACATCCTGGAATGCAGACATTATAGAGTGGACTCCGGTCAAGGGATTTCCCTTGAGCTTTTCAGTGTACTCGAGTGAGTGGCCCAGTAGGGTCACCTTGCCTCGAGGGTCTGAAGCGTAGTCCTCTCGATCTCTTTTGGTTGCGATTACTACCCTTATCTTCGGTATATCCAGATATGGCAGTAATTCATGATTTCCAGATTTCATCGCCCAGTGACAGTTGTTAGCTGCTATCACTGGGATATGAAACCACTCTTCGCAGTAGGTGCCCCATGCGTCAGTTGTACAGCTGTCCAACTCCGTCGTGAGGTAACCTCTCATCTCAGCCGCTTCCTCGAAGTATTTGCCATAAAGCTTATCTTCGACTAGCGCAAAGACATCGTCTCCGTTGCCCTCCTCGTGGGAGCCGGATCCAAGACGATGCTCGAGCAGTCTGCATCTTGCGTACAAGTCGCAGACTGGGTGTTCGAGCGAAAGGTTAGTCTTCGTTAGCGGAGAGCCCATAGGAACACCATTTCGCATGGTGCCTACGTGCTCCCCTCTTATATAAATCTCTTTCTCCCCGAGCCAGTACTTCCGCACAATGCGGAGTGTCTCCTCGGGAAGTCCGATCTTTTTAAGTAATTGGCCAGTAAGTGCCCACGCCGAATCCGGCGAAGGGCGATTAGTGGCCTGATCCCAATCCGAAGTGTAGCAATACTTGAGCTTGCGCTGCTCAGGTGTATACTTCATCTTCTCAATAGCCTTCCAACCAAGTCGAGCGGCCCGTAGGCCACTCTTCAGGTTTGGAATTGATCTTATCATTGCTATCGTCAAGTGGCTAAAGGGTTGAAGGTACGCGTCCGACAGCACGCTGTTTGACGTCACCACCCTTGCCTTCGCATTCTCCCTTACGGCAGATGCGTTGACGGTATGATACTGAGGTAAGTTGACATTGGCCTCCGCAATCGGTATGATTGCGTTGAACAGTGTCCCACGTATTCCTCGCTCGAGTGGTGGTATATCTACACCAAGATATTCCACCCACTCCTTGAGCGCATTAAATTTTCCCCCCTTAGCCCGACTGGATTCAGTACAGGCTGAGGTCGAGATCGACATTCTGAATGAAGGGTCCGGTCCGAACTGTTTGGTTCGGACTAACCGGGATGTCACGGTGTCGATGACCTGCGTAAGCAGCTCGTTCGGCTCGTACTCCCTTTTCACGGATGTCATCTCGATGAATTCATCAAGGGTATCTTTCATTTGTTTCTTACTTGCTAGTCCCGATGCCCGGGTCTGACAAATAAGAGCTATTCTAGTCATATAGGACTTACTCTTCTTTTCCTTTTGGGAATTGAGGAGGTTCTCGGCCCTTGCAATTGCAGGGATCGAGGTCCATTCATAGTCTCTGGGAATTCTTTTGGACTTTAGTCCGCAAGACCTCACCAGTTTTCTCCATTGTTTTATCTTCTTCATTACGAAAGTGTACCCACTTAGGCATGCAGAGATAACCTGTTTAAAGAATGCGTCTGTATCATCGTAGTCACGGAAAATTTCCGGGACTGCGGTGAAGAGACTGATGAATAGGCCGTCGGCAACATTAAGGCATTCCCTTAGTTGACGCCGTCCTCTTGAATCTTTACAGAGTTTCCTTACCCTTCTTTTGTCATCAAAAGCTAGGCGAGGATACCAATACGTTCTGTGTACTCGCCTCATGAAGTTTTCCTTCCGCGTGCGGAAGATCCAAACCTCCTTCTTTCCCTTGGGATGGAAGAGCGAGTCGTAATCGTGTGTCCAGGTGATCTGTTCCATTGGAACACCATCACGCACGGCATGAATGAGCGCCCACCGCATCTCGGTCCATTGGACAGAGATGTCGGCGTCTGGCGCTTTCAAATTTTCATCATAAATGATACACTGTGACCCTCGTCTCAATAAAGAGGTCTGGGGCAGTGCGTTATGCGAGATAATCATGTAGATTATTTTTCTCTTACAAAGAAAACGATAGTTTACAAGAAACCGAC